CCACAACCACGAACAATTAGTCCTTCTGTTCTTTTGTTCATTTTGTAATCTGCTATATTTTCTATATAGTAATCAATCAATCTTGGTTCATTATTTATAATCAGATAAAAAGCAATTGTTCTTTGCATACCTGATTGGCTAACATGTCTCAATACAGAATATACAGGTATTTTACCTTGATAGTCAAGTTTCACTTTTTTAAGCAAAGTTTTAAACTCTGCTATTAATGCATCTTTATTTGTTTTCATTTTAGCTCCGTAATTCTTCCTGTAACTTTTTTGGAGTGTACATCAAATTCCCAATCTACTTGATCATCAGGTAACGAGGAATGTATATCACCTATAACTAAACCACAATGTTCTTCAACATATTCTTTTGCCTGTAGTTTATTTTCACATTTTATTCTAAAGTAACCTGCAAAAATAAATTTTGTTGGTATTTTGTATTCTTTCATAATTCCTTCTTTCTTAAGAAATCTTTGTAAACTGTTTCATACTGATTATGTAATTGTGTGGGATATTCATAAACTTTTTTACGTATCTCAATTTCAGTATTGCTATAGAATATCTTAAGATGTCCAATAGTAATATCAGTAAACAATTCACCAAAGTCAGATTTTTCAAAGATAATCTCTTTGCCTGCTGCTGTTTCATTTGTTATCATTTTTTACCTCGTATTCAGTATATAAATATACATGTGTGTATCGCTGGTCAAATGACTTTTTGCAATTACCACACTGTAAAGTTATAATATAAGTTTCACCGTCATCCCAGATATAAATCTGTTCCATATCTTCGTCATATTTACAATGAGGACATATATTTTCTATGTTTTCTTTTGTTATTACTTTATTCATCTTACATTGGCAAATCATCTAATTCACGGTCTAAAACTTTTAATGCTCCGGAATACTTTTCAGCATCGTCTCTTTCATCATAGTTATCAAAAGTATCAGCTATTTCTTTTTCTTCTCCAATAGTAGGCGGAATTATAGTAAATACTTCTTGAGTATCTTTTGAAGCATCATGTTCAAATTCGGCAATAATATATAGAAAACATTTATTTCTATCAAGCATTGATAAAATTAATTCAGTGAAATCTGTAAATAATTCTATAATATCAATTTTTTTGTTATTATAAGGTTCATATATAAAACCATCGTCTTTTTTGATAAGATGAAGACTTTTCTTAACTTCAACCTTTTTATCATTTTCCATTATATTCATATTTTTTCCTTTTGTTAGTACTAATTATTTTCTAATTTAATAAATTTTTTACATGTTACACAATTTTTTTCAAATGGTGTTCTTAAGAACACTCGATTAGCTTTATATTTACCAAAATCATCCGGGCAATCTTTGTAAATATCATATCTCTTGCAACTATCTTTGATTAAACAAAAATTAGTAATGTAATCATAATTTGCATTATATACATGATCTATTCGCTCAGCACTGCATACTATTATTTGATTCATTCGATATCCGCTATATATATTTTTAATCCCGTTGATAATAAAGTATTTAAATGATCAATAGGGCCTCCGTTTCTCCTTATCCTTAAATAAGACAATTCCTCCCCACTTATAGTTCCATGATATAATTCTGATTCCAAATGCAATAACTCTGCTATCTTTTTAGCATCCTCATCAAATAATCCATAATGCTGATTGTACTCTGTAACCAATATACCATCTAAACAATGATTCTTGATGTCTTGGTAATATCTTATATCAGCATCTTCGAATATATTCGATTTACCCAAATACCTGAAATTGCCAGTAACTTCATGCAAAACAACTCCATAAACAATATTTGTCATTTTTTGTTTAATCTTCATAATATTTGCCTATATTAATCTTTATAATTATTTAATGCTTACTTGAATAAAAAGAAAAAATATGGTTTGGTTTTTATTAAAAATTTATGACTTGTAACAAAATTTTACCACATAATGTGTACGGGTACCCTCGCATAGAGGTGCATGGTCTTAAAAAACTACTCCCCCCCCTAGTACATTGATACGGGGGGTATCTAAATAAACTAAGGCACATAGAATACTATATAACATTAATCTAATCGCATGCGTGAGCGTCTAACAAATATGGATATATTAAGAATATATATAATTAACTAATATATTATAATTAGTATATAGCTATAACTTTCTAGTATATAACTCTTAGTCTTTATGTCTTTAATATTCTAATATTCTTTATGTCTAATTATTGTTTATAGACTAAATAAGCTACTCTATACATACTTAACTAAATGATTAGATATACATAAAACTAATACCTAATACTATATATATATACGTTTGTGAGCTCATTGCAGACACGCTGTTGCGTTTATATCCCTGAACCTATGGATTGATATGAATTTGGAATATAAACGTCTCTATGAGCTTGTATTGCTGTTATAAATAAAAAAGGGAGACCGAAGTCTCCCAATATTACAACAAAGCTTAGTTAGCTCTGTTACTATTATAAACCAATGCTTTTGGTTTCGCATAAAGAACAGGTTCGTTAGTTTTGAAATCGTTTCCGGTTCTGAAGATATGGGCAGACGCTTCAATCTCACCGACTGAAGCTAAATCTTCATTGAAATTACTGAAACTTGATACTTCATCTTCAGTCCACTTGATCGCAATGACAGTTCCTTCTTTGGTTTTGATCTTGGGTATGCTGAGATATAGTACCCCAATACCTTTGGAACTGGGTCTCATAAATTTAAGATATGCTGAAGCAGTTGTTGCTAAAGCTTTAACATCTACTGATGTTGCTGTGTTTGATACTTCTGTTGACATAATGATACTCCTATATGTATGTTTACGATAAGCTATTAGTATTTCCAATAGCTATTTTAAAGATTACTTGAATAAAACAATATTCATAATTAATACTCGGCAAATATGCGTTTGCGTGCAAATGCGCCTACTGTTGCTATAATACTGAATATAATACCCAGATACAGTGAATTATATTCATCTGTAAAATAAAACTGAGTAAAATTCAATATTGCTAATAGCATTGAAAATACTAAACCTTTCATAAATCCTCCAATATTAATAATATAATTCATAATTATCTTCATGATCATTATAATCTTCTTCACTGCAAGATATACCCGGAATCAATATATTACTTTTGTTTCCTATATGAAAATCATCTTCGGATTCAATAAGTAATAATATATCCTCTTTGCTTAAATTCATTTCTCTTGCTATTGATGATAATACATCATCAAATGTTACTTGTGTTTTCATTATAATTCCTTTATTAATAATAAATTAGTAGCAATAACAGGAATCGAACCTGTAACTATGCTTATTCATAGTTAACCATTTATTGCTATTTCGAGATGTCAATTGGTGAGCTCAAAGTGGTCTATAAAATTATATAACTTTGTTTCATTGTCAAAATGAAAACAGGTGTTACTATTACCTTCACGTATTATTCTTAATGATTCAATGTCTATATAATAAACTAATCCATCATTAAAAACAACTATCGGATATGGCCTTATTGGCATAAATCCTCCTGTTTGATAAATAATTTAAGCATCGAAACTTTTGTTTTTCCAACTTGTATTTTGTACTTATTAGAAAATATTTAGGGATTACTTGAATAAAATATTTGTACTTGTTTCGAGTTAAATATTGTTTTATATTTGTATTGGAATAGTATTCTTAATAACTTGAGGAGATAGTTTCACGTGAAACATGATGATGCACTTAAATTGGCAATGGAATTTAATAAAAAACATAATCTACCTATGGACAAAGGAGCTAAAGTAATTGCTACATATACCAAAAGTTCAAAATACCATAATAAATTAGGCACATTTAGAATCATGTATCCGACTTTAAACGGATTTAATCATCAAAAAAATAATGATAATAGTAACAAGAAAGCTAAAAAATTCAAGCCCGGAATTGCTGATATACGAAAATAAACAGGAATTCGATAATTCAGGTAATACATTAGTTGCACTTGAAGAATGCAAAGCAGATGATTATGTTATATCTGATAATGGCTATTATTTACCTGTTATACATCGTATTAGTCACAGACGGTTAACAGTAGGCAAAGTATCACATATGGTTAGTATCGAGTTTCCTTGTGGTTATGTATATCATAATTTGTTATATGGAGATAGTAATAAATTCAGGCATAAAGTATTCAAATGGTCAAGAGATGAAAAACAAAATATTAAAAGAAATTTTTCTGATGCAAGACATAAGTTATTTGCATGGTACTTAAGTCAAGGAACAGACATATATTTAGCATTTGAATTGGTATTCAGTAAATATAAATCACGTAATAAAATGGAACAAATATTAGGAATGATACTAGAAAATAAAGCATTTCAGAACTATTTAAAGGACACAGGTATTATGGCATCTATACAGCAAGAAATGAAAGCACAAGGACTTAATAATGAGTTACTTGTTAAAAAGCTTAAAAAGATTATTGAAAGCGATACTGCATCTGCGCTGTTGCAAAAATATGCAATTGAAACCGCAATAACGTTTCAAGAACGTATAAGCGTTAATATAACAGATGAAAAGAGTAATCCGATTAAAAGAAATATTAATGATGTTTTAAAAGATAAAGTTATAGGGCAATTAAGTACCGGTACTGATGATTAAACTAATAATAATACATCCAATCATCACCATATTCGGCTATTAATTCCATTTCTCTGTTATAGGTAATTTTGTGATATACATTGCCTGTTAAATCTCTTATAAGCTTATCGTCAATTTCAGGAGGTATGGCATGCTTCATTGTTATAGCATAAGCATCAGGAAAATCATCGTGGTCTGCAAATCCAACTGTTAATAATTGACTATATAATCTATCAATCATTACTTCGTTTATTCTGTCATTATATAATACTATTTTATGCCTTTGAATAATAGGCAATAATATACTTAATATCCTTTCTTTTTTATTCATATTCGTAGTTTCATTGAATATGGTTATATTAAGAGGCCTGGGAGATTCAAGCACCCTTTTACGCAATGCAACTGCTTCAACATCGGGTTCCTCAAAATTCTTGCGTATTTCACGTACTATCTGTTCCTGTTGTCCCTGGGTTTCTGCATTTATCTGTTGTATAAGATATTCTGTACATCTTCTCATTAATGATTCTGTCATACCGGGTCTTTGCTGATAATCCGTTACTGAGTATTTACCACCTTCAATATGTACAATTATAGGAAACACTTTTCCCCTTGGCATATCCTTGGCTAAATAATGCAAATCATATCCCGGAACACTGGGCCAGCATCGTGCATATCCTGCAACCATTATAACAGTATCATCGCTTGTCTGTGCAAATGAAGATGCAATGTCTAATCCAATATATAAATTTAGCTCACCTTTCCATTTCATATTATCATATATGAATTCTACCATTTGTTTTGAGTTTTCTTTATATACCTTCATATGCGTTTTAACGAAACTATCGGGAGAAATCATTAAGGTTTCCGGAGCAAGGGGATTATTCATAAACTCCTGATAAAAATTATCAAGTTTATTCTTTTTCAAATATTCATAATATTTATTAAGAATAAAATAACTGCCTTTATGATCTCTCCATGATAATGTTCTTAAACCATCATCCAAGTGATTGCACTCGGCTAATTCAGGCACTATGAAATTGCCGTCTTTTGTGCATATATTAACCAATGCTTTAAGTTCAGCTTCAGATATAATAGGCCTGTTTACTCCATACCAGTTTTTAGAATTAACTATATCTTTGAATACAGTGTCCGGATGAACTAATGTTCCGAGCATTAATACTTTGCCTTCTCTTGAATCAGCGCTGTTAAGCAATTCAGCATCAAACCAATATTCTATTTGTTGTCGCGATTGTTCTGTTTTAGTATTATCCTGTGAATATATATCGTCGGCAATAATCAAAGTAGGCCTTTTGCCGTTTATGTTTAATCCTCTTGTATGCTGACCTGCTCCTATTGCCCATATAATTGTGTCATCTGAAGTAATAAAACTATTAACCCTCCACATCTTATGTGTTCTTTTTCTATCTTCATAATCTTCAATAACTCTCGGATCCTTATCACCGAATATTTTAGCTAAATCAGACCTTGATTCAATTGTGGTTTTTATAGATGATATGAATCCTTCAGCCCGCCTTAAAGTTTGAGATGCAATTACAATGAAACTTTCATTAATAGGCATACGTACAATATCGTCATTTATCATATATTGCTTAAAGTCCTCTTTCTTTTGCTCATTCCAGCCCAATAGTTCACTTCTAACGTATATATCATGGCCTTTGAGGTATAAGAGATAGGTGGGAAACAAAAAGCTTCCTATGGTCGTTTTAGCAGCTTCTCTGTGCACCATGAAATATGCTTGTTTCTGCATAACATATTCTTTTGACGGATCATGAAGCTTAAATAACAATTCAGCCATAATATAATGCACTTCGCTAAAATTACGATTGAATATATTCGGAAAGAACATTTTAGCAAATCTGTATATACCTAACTTTTCGGTATTGCTGGAATTTGCAGTATTTTTTACACATGTAGCTATTATGTCTTCTATGTCCATATTAATTCAAGTATATACTATATAAGCAATAACAAGTTCTTGGCATTATCATTATACCGCAAAATTCATTACGGTTTAATAAAGGATTATAAACATATATTTTACAATGTATTCTATACATATAAAAAAAGGGTGATTATACACCCTTCCAATAATTTAGTATTATCAATTACTTATCTTTTGCATTATAACCAAAGAATAAAGTACCTATAAGTATTAAACCTTTTCCAAGCCATGAAACCCACTCAGGTTCATTTATCTGTGATAGAGCTAATCCTATTGCTCCTATGACTGCTCCTGCTGTTGTCTTCCAGTTTTCCATTATACCACTCCTTAAACTTTAAATAAAACATAAATATATAATAAGTTAACTTAATCAATTTCGGTGCTAATGTTAATATTTTCCATATCATTTCTAATGTAGTCGGTTCTTCTTCTGCTAATCTGATTACATAAGGCACATACTTAATAGGTACAAGAATCATGTCCTTTTTTGATACTTTGGCAAATAGCTTTTGGTAATCAGTTATTTCAATTTGTGCTTTCTCCAGTTTCATCCATGATTCCTTGATAATGACGTATAACTGTTGTACATGCAGATTTAACTGACTTAGGTATATCCTGTAATTTCATATTTTCTAAAGCAGTAATTAGATCAAATGATTCACTTTGTTTTACTGTTTTATCAAATGTTTCCCATCTTTCTTTCACTTGTGGAATGCTAACAGGTACAGGATCATCTTTAAATCTAACGAATTTAATACCCGACATTTCTATAGCGTCTATTTCTTTTTTATCGTTTATAAATAAAAATTTGCTTTGTTTATCTTCATGGCCTACAACGACATATTGATTACCCATTGTTCTGCCGTTTTTATTAGAATAACTTGAATCTTTCAATTCAAAGATAAACATGATTGGACTTGATAACATCATAACATTTCTCCTTTATTTTAAAAATTTATATGCAATTTAACATCATCTTCTCTTATTTCCAACATTTTCTTTATACTGTTTTGTTACTTGGTTTCCAAATGAAGCAAATGGCTGTACAGGTATATATGCAAATTCATAAGCACTATTAAACATCCAATTAGTAAAATGTTCATTATCCACTGTTTCGGTTTTTCTTCCATATTGTTTATATTGGTCCCAATAGTTCTTCATAGTTAAAATTGCCAGCTCAAGTATGAATTCCACAAATGGACTTAAAGCATAACCTCCGCCTAATCCTTTTGTAACATTTCCAACAGGTCTGATTATTTTATCCAAATTAGACTTATGTGTTGTTTTATTCATATCCCCCGCATTAGACACCATAAACAATAATGCACTTTGTATCATTCCTGCAACTGCCATACGGATACTGTCACCTGTAGTAAATACTCCATAAAAGCTCTTTTCATCAAAAAATAGTTCCTGTAATTGACTTAAGAAAGATGCCATACCGCTTAATCCGATATAACCGAGCAAAGGAGCTATACCGCCTGTTACAGCGTGTTTAAATAAACCCTGAACAGCATAACGAGTTATACTGTCTTTAGCCAAATACCAGTCTCCAAAGGGTATTCCTATGTGTTCCATGTAATTAACAAATTCTTTATCTTTGGCTATTCCTTCCATTAAAGCATTATACATTTGTTTGCGTTTAATCATATAAGTAGTTTGGTTCAAACCGGATTCTTTGTTAAAGTTACCAAACATTGTCAACATTCTGCCTACTGATGTTGATTGAGCCGGATTACGCACATAATTACCTATTGATTTCCATACCAATGATTTTTCCAGTTCTGTGCTTAGCCATTTACTCATATCGGGTTTAACACTATTAATAAATTCTATTTCTTCGGGTGATACAGATCTGTTTTCATCTTTAGCTTTTTGTAGTATTGATTCCTTAAATTCATTCATAGCTCTTTCTCTTGCACCACCTTTGCCTATAATGTCATTTATCTTATAAGCCATTTTGTTATATGAATTATATGTAGAAACTAGTTCCATGTGTTGTGCATATCCCTTGCCGGATAGTATCGTAGATAAATAATCAGAATAATTAAGTATGAGATTATTGTATTCACGCCTGCTTAAGTCATTAATAAAAGGCACAGATTCAGTATACTTTGTTTTGCCTTCTCCTCTTATATTTCTGCCTTTAGCTAATTTAAGATTAACTATATTTTCATTAATAAACATAGGGCTTGAACCAATTTTAGCCGTTTGCTTTAATGTATATTTAATGACTTCTTTTATTGTTTCTCCCGATACATCTCTTAATTCACTTAAATAACTATCTATATCTTCTTTGTTCTTAGCTAAATTATCAAATACTTCAATTGCTTGTTTAGTTCTTGATATGTTCTTTAAATCTTTAAAGAAATTCCAGTTTAATACTGTTTGTTTTATATCGTCTAAAGCATCCTGAATATTGGTATTGACTGTTTTAGTACCTTCAGTAACAGCACGTACAGATGCAGCAGCAGTTGAAACAGGCCTATTGGCATCATTACCTATATCCCAGGTTAATTTCATATCAGTGCCTGTTTGTTTTATGCCGGCTAATAACATCATAAACTTATTTTTGTTTCCTATTGCAAATTCAGAAGTAGGAAATGTAGTGCCTACCCCGGCATTATCCGTAAAATTTTGTAAGACTATTTTAGACCATCTTTTGCCAAGTGCAACTGTCATAGCACCTGATATAGCTCCTGCTGCCGGTAATCCTATAATAGGCGAAGCTACTAATGAAGCTAAGGCAATAGCAGGATATTGACCTCCTAAATATACGCTTAAAGCAGTTGCTTTCTGTCCCATTTTAAGATACTTATCTAACGCATTAGCTAAGTTATAAGGAGTAAACAAACCTTCTTTTACTTTAACATCTATTCTGCCTATTCCATTACGGTATTCCAATGATTTAACAGCTTTTGCATTTGGATTAGATGACATAACAGTTGATTTAACAACAAAGTCTTTATTGGTTATAAGATTAACACCGAATTCATCTTCACCGGTACGTTGTATATTTCTATAAAAACTCTTTTTTTCTTCTTTATAATAATTTGCCTTAATGTAATTAAGCATTTCTTCGGAAGATTCTTTATAAGTTTCATTAATCTTATTGCTCATGAACTTCTGTAATTTCGGATATGGTTCTCCATGCAATGCTTCAAGTATATTATCTTTTTCTATTATATATAAAGTTTTAGCTTTATTCGAATCATCCATAATCGTTAAAACAGGTATCTTTTCTACAGTACCGTCTAAATATCTATTTTCGATTTCAGTTGTTCCTATGTACCTACCTTGTATATTAACAGGTTCTAAATTGCCTGTATGTACCATTAAGTTCATATTGCTGTCTTTAGGTATATCACTTGTAAATAATCGTTCTTTGTCTATTTTATTGACATATAGATTCTGTGCACTCATAGTACGTGATAATTTACCGATCATAGTAAATCTTGCCTGAATATTTTTATCCGGCTCATCATTATATATTCTTTGAAATACATTTTCTACTTGTACAATGGCATTTTTAACTTTACCGCCTATCATATTAGCAAGATTATCTAAATTATAACTATAAACATTAGGATCATTTGCCAATGCCGGATTAAATGCTAATAGTATTTTATCTAATGTAATCTTATCGTCAATATTGATTTTATGATCTAATAATCTTTGTGCCTGTTGACCATAATAAACAGTTTTGTCATTTATGTCTATTTCATCGGTGAACATGTCTAATTTGTTTTGTATGACATTTTTAGCATAATCGTTAAGTTCTCGTATTTTATCGCCTGTTAAACGCTCAAATGGCATTTCAAAGCCGGGAGCGCCCATGTCTCTTAAAAGATTATAATAGCCGGAAGATTCCGTATTCCGTAGTTCAACATTCTCCAGCGCATCATTATAAAGTTCTTCTGACAATTTGCCTATATAACCAGGGTCATTATCGTATTCAAAGAACCTTTTTTCATAATCACTTATCCATTTCTTGTGTCGGTCCATCATTCTATTTTTGGAATCTTCCGGTATAGTGCTATTTTCTATTTCTTTAATATTTAACTTTAAAGAATTAATGTTTTCGGGAATCTTATTTATGCTTTCTTCGACATTTTTAATTATAATAGTTTTAACTTTGTCTTTATCGCGTTCATAGTCATTGAATTCCGCTTTAGCTGTTTTAATGTACTGAGTAGCTATATTGAATAAAGAAGTCTTAGTATTTTCTCTTTCAGCCATTGGCTTTTTGTCATTATCAACGGCTTCACCTGTTTCATATAAACCATAATCCGTCAAATCTCTGTACTTTTGATTCATTATTGCTTTATGTGCATAATACTTTTTGGCTCTGTATTCCAAAGAACCTTCTTCTTCTTTAGCAGTTATTTTTTTAATTAAATCAATAGTTTCTCCATCGCTTAATGTCCTTTTTCTTAATAAATCAGCCATTTTTAACGGTGTTGCATTTGTTAACTCATTAGCCAGCTTACGTGTATTGTCTATGTTTTTAGTTAATAAAGTATACCTCTCGGGATCATCTGTATTAAGTTTATCATTGGAAAATTCCATTTGTAAAGCGATATTCTGTAATACATCGGCAATAGAATTAAAGTTTACCTTTAATCGTAAATAGTTAAGCATAGGATCTATATGTGGATTTTCCGTAGATAAATCTTCTAAAGACAATTGTCCCTTAGGCAATGTTTGACTTAATTGATTTTTAATCATTTCTCTTAAGTTACTTACGTCATTAACATCATAACCCCCTGTATATTTTTGTGAATTAATATTTCTTTGATTTATGCTATTATCGCCATATCCTGAATGTATGCCAAATTGTTCCATGAGTTCAGGTTTATTCTGTAAGGCAGAAATACCTATACTAAAGTCATCACCATATATATTACTTATATAACTATTTATTTTATTTTTCTTTCTTTTTGACGAAGAATTAAAAATATTCAAAGTCCTATTGTCAGTTAATTCAGATAATAAAGATAATACTATGTCTTTCTGGAACCTCATTTGTTCTATTGGTATAGACAAGTTAATCAAATGCTTAGGATGGAACATTAAGGAAGATTGGAGCAATGTAGCTTGATTAATTATGTCCTTTAAAGTCATGGGTGATCTTTGTTCATTTTCAATTTCTACTCCATTACTCCATTTTCCTGTAGTTGTTATAAGTTCATTAGGATTAAATACTTTAAATACATTAGTCAAATCTCTGTAAATTTCATTTTCCATTGTAGAATGCAATAATGAAAAACTTCTTAATTTACTCATTAAAGGTTTATTAATATAATAGATACTTTTTTGCATTTGTTCAAAAGCATTAGCTATATTAGCCATCATTGTTAATCTTATTGCCTGAGCTCCATAAGAACCTCCTTCACGATTTGAATACATGGTTTCAGTAAATCTTACCATATCCGGTGATAAATAATGAAGCATATTTGTTTCCAGATTACTCCATTCATCATTTGTAAATGCTTTTTCACGCTTTTGTATTTTAGCAAATTTATCTTGAACTGCAGGTTTAACATAATTAGCAAATACTCCGTCATAATCACTTTTTAACCATTGATACAAAGGTTTATTATCAATAAGTTCACTTGCTTTATCGAGTAAATCTTTGTTAATTGCTATATTCATATTTTTAATAAAATCCAATGGTTTGCCTATATCAGATAAAGTAACTTTTTTCTTTAAGTTAAATATGGACATATTCAATCCATCTCTGGATTCATTTGTAACTTCTATCGGATTAAGTTTATCCATAGTATCATATAGATATTCAGTTAATTTATATTCTTTGACATATGGCTCAACTCCGTTTTCTTTAGCAAATTTTATACTTTCGTACATATTAAAAGGTGTTTCACCTATAATAAGATTTTTTGCTTGTTCTTCGTTTATACCATACTTATAAGATACAAGTTTAATATAATTATCATCTGCCTGAAGCCGTATCGGAGAACCGATAGTACCACCGGATAATCCTTTGGAACTGAATAAAGTATGTAATTGGTAACCTTTGTGATTACTATACATTAATTTTGAGAATAACTGTCCTTGTAACAATTTGTTATCAGGTATTAACTTCTTGGTTACATTGGCTATTGCCTTTGAGATTAATTCATTTTTACCGCTTTCTGTATAAGGCCTGTTTATTTCTACAAATCTATGTAACCCTGAATTCAATATATCTTTAGGAATCCATGAAACTGTTATATTGCCATCACTGTCGAATATTTCATTTAATCGTATTTTATCTTGTATCGTAGTTCCTTTATCAGATTCTATTATTCTTTGTATTTCTCCATTATCATATCTGAATTTTTCATTATTACTTACTTTATTCCATTCAAATACCATATTTTTAACAGGATATCTATTAAATATATCATGATATACGCTTGCTGCATATACTTCAGTTCCCGGTTCACTAGTATTACCGAATGGTTTAATCTTAACAAAGTTATCAAATACATCTTTGGCTACATTATTTTTATCTCTATATGGTATCAATTTACCTGTTTGAGGATTAACTTCATTGTCAACTCTTGAAACTATCAAATTACGTGTTAAAGAATCCATTCTAAATAGCTCTCCATTGCTCTTAAACAGGTTTTTATACATATATTCGGGTATTCCTATGATTTCATTGTTTAAATCGTTTGTAAGCGATTTATGAAGCATTTTAAGTGTTTCCTGTTTTTTGAACAATGGAGCATAATCGTCTTTACGAGGTATCGTATAAGATTGTTTAGATATATTTTCAGGCATTATTCTATTTTTACCTTCATAGCCATACATTGTATAATCAGCATTAATTTCTTCTAAATAGTCTATAAAAGGTTTATCTATATACGAATTACCTACTATGAACTTAGCTCCGTTGATATTTGCACGGTATATAGCATCTTTTGTTTCTATCTGTAATTTCGGTGTTTCTGATAATTCACTGTTTCTGGCTAACATTATTGTAAATCTTCTATCAATATTATCCGAAATTGTTTCATCCCCGAATTCATTGGGTAAGTTTATGTTTTTATAGTATTCTTCCGCGCTTTTAGCATAGAGTGTTTTTTCTTCCTCATTTAATTTATTGTAATCTATATCCATAAATTCATCATAAGGCATAATTCCTTTTTCTATACTTACTTCTTTTGTTATATTTTTTTGATGCTTTGAAACAATATAACCTTTGTAATTCTTTACTTTATTATATATTCTATCATGACTTGTTTGTGACGAAGTATTCATGAATACTATTTCACCGATAAAACCATCTGCAAGTTCTCTCATTTTTCTATCTGTATCTGTGCCATCTATAGGATCTCTATGACTATTTTCCCATTTACCCATGTTGACAAAGTTACTCGTTTCTATTGGTCCAGTGGTCTTACCTAATATTGTCGCCAATGCTCTTGCCTGATTATTTTCAGTATTAGCAAATTTATCAGTTAATACTTTATTTTTAGTAATAGTTCTTAATTCTTCAATTAATTCAGGATTCTCCTTAGACCATTGTTTCCATATATCCAAATATGTACTCCAATACTTAAAGTCTTTATGTATAGAAGGTAATCCTTTACCAGAACCTTTAGCTTCTTGATATGTTTGTTCTATGGTTTTACCATTTTTTAATGTTGCACTCATTGCACTAAAACGTTTATCACCTTGACTTGAAACTTCATATCCATTATCAGAATATCTCGCCCATCCAGTTTTCTCTTGTTCAATAGTTTTAGGTTTATCCATTAATCTGAATTTTTGCATTAATTGTGCATTTGTGCCTTTATCTGTTAGCTTGACTTTAGGTAACTTATATGTTAAATCTGAAGTTGCTAAATCATCAGAATTACGTATTCCACTAACAAAAGGGCCTCCTGCTTTATTATACATAAATACACTTACAGCTTTACGTATATCTTTTTTCTTGTCTCCGGGTAACTCATTATAATTCACATTATCAACTTTTTCTATTAAAGCATCAATTTGTGCATCAGTAGGATTAAAAGTTCTGTGATTATACATATCAACACCTTTTTGTACTACGTAACTCGTAAAGTTGGAATGAAGATTATAAGCACCTTCGTCATCTACCATGAATCTATTCGGTATCTTTAATCTTATATCAACAGATTTATTGCCTAAGTCAACATTTATATCGGTTATAAAGTTACCGTCAACGTCAGCTTTTAAGTCTTGATGCATATTTTCAAGTGCTTGTGCTATATTAGTTCTTGTAGCTATATTATTACTTTTGCCTCCTTCTGCTTTTATAACCGTCTTCCAATATTCAGGATGCTGAGGTTTGTTAAATCGGTTTTCTGATTCAAGACCAAACATTTGATTAAATACGCTTCCTGCACTGTTAAACTGTTTTTCTATATTCTCAAAATCAGATGTTTTATTCTTCCATGCTCCTTCTCTATGGCCGTTATTATTAATATAATCCCATAAAGGATTAAAAATACTTTCATTAAAATCTTTATCCATAATTCTGATACTAATGGCATCTTTATCAAAATCTTTACTCCATACTTTAGCCCCGGTTGCACTATTAACGCTCGCTGTACCTGCATCATTAGTTATACCTGCTATAATAAAAGCAGCGAAACCATCCGGACTGTCATCCGGAGTTACATGAACGAACACTTTACTTCCTATATTTAATCTTTGTACCTTGTTTTTTATGGTGCTTTCTTTAAGTTTTCTATAATCTTCTTTCGATAATATTAATATAGGTGAATAATCTAATGCTAATCCGGTTTCCGGATCTATATATTCCATTAATTGGTCTTTTGTTTTAGCAAGTTTTCTTAATAATATATTCCTTTGTTCTTCTATATTATCACCACGATAATTATTGTCAAATTCGCTTAATTCATAATTTATTAAACGATTTATTGCACTTCTGCCTTCGTGCATAGGTACATAAGTCAATGTAGCTCCCGAAGTATTAATTTTAGATGTTTTATCAAATTCATCTTTAATCTTATATGCTAATCTTGTACCGGCTCCAGGATTATCAAGATTCTTGCCTACTATGATATTATCGAATATAACGGATAATTTAGCTAAAGTTGCTTCATCGGTTTTTATTTTATCGCCATCATAGCTTTCTTTAATAATTTTAATGGCTTCCTGTGGTTCGACATTCAAGAAATGTCTTACATTATTGTCGTCTTTATTAGCCATGTATTCTATATCTTTTGCTAGTAAATCAAGTCCTGTCTTTGCAGATTTTCTTATATTGTCGTTTAATCTATTGGCAGGATTAAATACAGAATATACGTTATATAAGCCATTAATGAATTCCATTCCCGTGTCTTGCCGGTTATTATAAAGTTCCTGTAATTTATCATATATTTCTTGACCGTTATCGCCTTTCCAGAATTCGCCGAATAAAGTTAATGCAGGTAAACCATTAATACCTATTTGTCCTGCTCCATTATTTACATTATCTTCTGAATGAGATCCGGATATAAACGTAGGTGCATTTTTACCTGTAAATGGTACTTCAAGTATATTCCAATGTGGCACTGTACCCAAAGACCATAATTCTCTTTCTTTATCTATAATAAGATTCATTAAATCAGCATTATGCTTTTTATCAACATCTCCCTTTTTATAAGAATACAATGGAGTATTCACTTGATCTGTTACTAAAACTGCATTAAATTCAGGTATATCTATTTCTTTGTAGTTATATGGCTCGTGGTTTTTCATTGCTGATTCAAATATAATAGAAGACACTTGTGTTCCCCATAAATCTTTTAAATCAAACCATCTTTTATCAATAGTTTCATCATGGAATTTATCATGATCTATCATATATTCCATACTCTTTTGATTTATAGAATTACCGTTATCATGATAATACTGATGATATTTAACCACAGAATCATCTTTAGTACTGCCTATCAATGTTTTCATAGTATCTGAATTATGCTTATTAACAGACATAACCAAACTATCGCTTGCATCCTTAATTGTTCTTTGGTTTAAATACGGATTGTTTTCGAATAAACCATGTCTCATTATTCCCATTTTACGATAAATAACAGGTTCTTCTTCGGTTCCTTTGTTTATATAGTTCCTTGCTTTTAAATAGTCACTGTTGAGCTTTTTATTGCTATTGAGTACATCCGGTTCAAAAAAGGATAATTGTTCAACTGTGTTCATCTTTAGCGTTCCATGGCCATATAGTATAGGAGCATACTTCATAGCTATTTTACCATGATCGACTTCTCCTTTTTCTGCATTGTATTTTTGTAATCTGTTGCTCCCTGCACTGTTAACACCCCAATCCAATATATCAAGTATTGAACCGTACAACATATCGGCAGATGCTATTCCAGTTAATGATACAGGTTTAAATTTTACTAATCCCTGGGAATTATCAAGAATAGTAAAATAGTCATTCATTTTCTCACCGGCTATTTGTATCTCTTTACCGTAGTTTGCTAAAATTTCCTTTTCTTTGCTATAATCATTACTTAATTGTTTTTTAAATAAATCTATGTTTTTAACTTCTGTTTTATCAACATATTTTTCATATAGTTTCATAGGATCAATGAATTTACTTAATTCCTTGAATCTCTTTGTATCTGTCCCGGGTTTATACTGATAATCACTTGATAACCATTTAAAATAATTAGTCCATTGTATATCCTGTGCAAGCTTTTTAGTCTTTTCTTTGTTCTTTATAACTTCATGCAATTTATCGCTGTATAAAGCAAATCCACCTGATTCTTTAGGTAATACAAAATATCCGTATTTCATTGCTTCAAGTACTATTTTCTCATTTGTTAAATCGTCTATTGTTAATGAATGCTCAGCTTTGCCATTGCGATTAACAGATACTACTTGATTCCAATTACCGGATAATAAATCAGTGGTTAATGCCATATTGTCATCACTCATGTCAATATCTTTAATTGTTTCTATATGCGATTTGGCATAGGAATCGAAGTTATTGAATTTACCTGTATATTGATTTATTGTATTACCGTCAAATGCAATGTTACCCTGAATTTCATCAATACTCGTTAACTTATTGCTATCGTAAAATAGATTAAAATGCAAACTTTTGATTTTAAAAGTATTATCTAAAATATTAGCTGTCCTTGCAGCTTTTAGTTTCAAATCATCTCTTGACAATTTCTTATTATAAGGATTATTATCATTTATGACTTTGAGTTTCTTATATATATAATTAGCATTATCGCGATATGAATGATTATCTGCATATTGCTTATATTCAGTCATAGAAGAAAAACCAAGTCCTTTTGCTATATTGCCTAATCGCCTATTGATTTCTTTAGCTTCATATTTATCATCGCCGTATAAATTGTACTCATC